CCACTGCTCGTAAGTCACTGCTTCTTCCTCCATTTCCTGTTGTATCATGTTCAAAAACCGCTGCCAGCCCAGGTCTAATGTTCTGTGGGGGCAGTATTTCCCGTCATAGTCCTGGTGCTTCGTCACCTTGTCAAGGCCCCAGCCGTATTGTTTCAGCAGCTGAGCAATCAGCTCCGCCGCGTTTCGCTCCGCCTTTTCAAACCGCTCCCCGCCAGACTTCGACCAGCAGATCTCAATATGGATCCCCTCCATGTTTCCCTCGCCGTGACCGTCCCCGCTGGCCCACGCGTTCCGCTCCAGCGGCAGGCCCTGCACGGCCCCTTTTTCGTCCACGGCATAGTGATAACTCACCTCGTTATCATTGTTCACCATGTAGGTGATCTCACTCAGCGCCGGGGCGTCGTTGGCCGTGTTATGTACCACGATCCGGCTGGGCGTTCGGGTATAGGGGCATTTGAGATCATACCGCCATTTAGGGCAAAGCTCTTTTTGAATAGTTATCATACCTACTCCTCCTCTCTGTTTCCATCATTGCCCTGCTTTTTCAGGGCTTCCAGCATGTTTTCCAAAAATGCCGGATAGGGCACGCCCATCAGTCCGATATTTTCCAGAATGGAAAGCCCTTCGTTCGCCACAAAGAACATACACACTGCCGGCCGTACAAAGCTGTGCCCGGTGTAAGCGTCCAGCAGCGCCGCCAGAAATACCAGCAGCAGGATCGCGCATTTTCGCACCAATCCCTTAAATCCCGCCCGGCTTTCCAATGCCCCTGTCTGCGTTTTCCCGGAATTGTGAAATACCCCGGCAACGACTAAACCGGTGATATAGTCCGCCGCCATGCAGCACAGTAATATCTGCAAGGTGATATCCCACCCTCCCAGCAGATTGGAAAGGGCGCTTCCAATCATTGCCAAAACGCCCAAAACCATATTTTTCATTCGTATTGCCGCTTCCATTTTGCACCTCCAATTTTTTATTCTGCCAGCTCGCCACAATCAAGAGAGACCAGAAGATCCTTTACCTCCGCTTTCAGCCTGTCCGGCACCTGCACAAAGGTCTTTTTCCCTTTTACGATCAAAGTAGCGTATACCACCGCCATTTCCAGCACCTCCTTCCTTAGCAAGAATCCCAAAAGCAGAAATCGCAGGCTATTCATTGCCTATAGTCCCCTGCCTGTTCAGTTCCACTTGTACCGCCTCTTGCAGAGACTTCGGCACATCGCCCAATGTTTTCTTTCCCTTGCGGATCAGTTCCGCATACACTCTGGCAATCATATTTGATTCCTCCTTTTTTTGACGAAATGTTTTGCGCTTTTGCTCCGCAAAATCCCGGTTTTTCAAACCGGGAAGCAAAACTTCCAGAAGGCTGAAAAATTCTATTTTTCAGCCTTTTTCCATTGCCTCATACATATCGCATAAGGCCATTTGCAGATCCGTGACCTGCTGTTCCAGCGCTGCGGCCCGCTCTTCCGGGGTGGGTTTACTCAGCTCCGCTTCATAGGCGGCTTGTCCCATCTCAAAAATTCTGACAGCTTCGGCATAAGGATTTTTCACATCAGCTACTTCGATCCCATCCAACCATTCGTAATCAGCAGTATTTAGCTTTAAAATCTCACCGTGAAATCGCTCTGCGATATTGTGTGCCCAAGGTTCAGTATTGCAATACTGAACCTTATCCTCTATTGTGCTGACAATATTTCCGTCTTCAGCAACATGAAGGAGTTTTTCCTGATAAGAAACAGAATACCGGTCAATATGTATCGTTCTCCCGTTTAAAGAAAAAGGATATTCCATTTTTGCCTCCTACTCGGTTTTGTTCCCAATGATAGTGTTTGTACTCCCTCCACGATTGTTTATGCTCCCCCCAAAGGCGGCGTTGTAGGCCACCATGTTTTGCTTTCCCGCAGAAGTGATATCAATCGCATAAGTATTCAGGTATTTGGTTTTTGGGTGTACGACATTTCCCAAGATCACGCACCTGGTTCCTGAAATTTCAACTGGGCAGTCGGTTTCTTTACTTGCTTGGATATAATTACCCGTAACGATTTGATCTTCCCCGCCTACACGGAGACTGGAAGACATAAAAACATTCCCGCTGATCACAGAATCAAGCTCACGGGTAGTGGAGCTGCCACTGTAATCGAATATATTGTTGCTAATTGTATTTACATACCCATTATAAAGATCAAACCCAGCATCGCAGCTCACAAACACATTATTGCAAATCACGTTCCAGCCAAATGCCCCCTCTAACGCCTTGTGAAATTCTCGAAATTGGATGTTCTGAAATACGGAATCCAATATGAGATGGCCAGTTATACCAACACCGGCCGGATATTGGGAGCGTTTCGATACTAACATGAGATCACAAATTTTAGAATTGCTCGAACCTGAAGTAACACGTATAAGAGGTCCGTCAAATTTCAGATTCAACTGAGAAGAGCAGCCATTTCCTCGCATTGTCACTTGCTTGGGGGAGGAAAGCTGGATCGTACTTGTAATATTGTAAGCACCTGAAAGGATCAGGATTTCTCCCCCTGTTCCGGGAAGTGTCTGGATCGCGGCATTGATTTCCTCCTGATCGTCTACCCCATCACAGAGATAATCACAGTCTGTTTCTGTCCAGCCAGCCGTGCTGGTGCCAATAACAAAAGTACAGAATTGTTTTGACACATCGGACAGTTGTTCTGCCGGAACTTTTCCCTCTATCAGATCCGCCTTCCCGCTTTGCAGAGCCGCTACCTCTGTCATTACACTGCTTACATCGGTATTTTCAAGCTCACTTATCAGTTGAACCGCCCGATCTCCTTGCGCCTTGGCATATTCTCCTTGGGTCTGAGCGGCAGAGGCCGTCTCCTGAGCCATTTCCGCTGCGGTATTCGCCACTTCCTTTGATTCTTGCGCGGACTGCGCGGCCGCATTAGCCTGCTCTGCCGCAGCATCTGCCGCTTCCCTTGATTCTTGTGCAGATTGCGTAGCCGCATTGGCTCGTTCAGCTTCCCTATTGGCTCGCTCTGCCGCGATATTTGCCGTTCTTTCTGCCGCTTCTGCTTTCCCCTTGGCTTCTACTGCCTCGCCTGCAGCCAACTCCGCATTCTGAGCCGCTGTGTTTGCCAATGCTGCCGCGGTCTGCACCGCCTGTGCCTTTTCCTCCGCCAGCTTCGCCGCATCCTCAGCGGCCTTTCCCTGCGTTTCCAAAAGCTCCCGCAGGGCGGTAAATTCCTCTAAGGTGTGCCATTCCTCTGAGGTGTCGTGCTTCCACTGCAATTCCCCGTTTTCATAGCGCATTTCCACATTTGCGCCATGCAGGGAATCCAGCCATTCTTCTTCTGTTCCGGGATAGCCCCGCTTTACAGCCAACCCGTAAGCCGAAAGATAATATCCCTTCCAGCCGGGAGTTCCGTTTACCATACGCCGTTTTCCCCTTCCACATTGGTGTCCGCCGGGCGGTAAGCCCCCGCGAACCACCGCATAAATTCTGAAAATTCCGTGTTGAACATCTGCATGCTGTTCTGGTATTTGTTATATTCACCGTTGGCAAAGTCGATCATGGCGTAAAGATAGGAGAGATACAGCTTATCGTGGGGCTTTTCCACCAACAGCTCCGTGTTTTTATCCGCCGGAAGAGCGTACCGCACGATCTCCACCGGCGCAAATAGAAACACCTGGGTCTGCACCATTCCCTCGCAGTCGTTCAGCCACTGTAATTTCTGCTCCTCGGTGTAAGCGTTGGGCTTTACCCTGTCTGTAAATTCCATCACTTCTTTTATTTTCACAGATTTCCCCCTTTCCCATGATGGGCGGCTGGGCCGCCGGTTTTGCTCCGGCGGCCCAGCCGCTTTTCTCATGAAAAATTGTGATTCGGTTCGGCGTTACGCCATGAATGCCATTATGCCCCCAGCAGCTTATCGCCGCCGGTCACTCCGCCGCAGGCCGCGAACCGCCAGTCGTTAAACCCGGCGGTAAAGCGGGCGTAGCCCTGCCACACGTTGGCGTCGTTGCCCTCGTCGATCCGGCTTCTCACCTCAAGCTTTGTGCGGTCCAGCCAAATGGCCCCGCCGTAGTCCTCGTTATAGCGGCTGTCAAGCAGCACCCAGGGGGAAGCACCCGCGGTGAGGTACTGGTTCAAATAAGGCCATACGATCACGTTCCACCGCCCGTACTGGTAGTTGAAGCCGTTGTTGGCGGTATCGGGATCCTTGTCCGCTCCGATGGCCGCAAACACCGCCTTTTTCAGGGCGTACTGGTTGGGAATCAGAATGGTGTCCGGAGCCACGTCCAGCACCTCGTTGTTGTCTCCCCGGAAATTCTGCATGGCGGTCTCCACCGCGGCCAGCGCGTCGTTGCTGAAGGCGTCGGAAAACAGGTTACCCTGAAGCTTTCCGGAAACCTTTGCCGGGTGGCTCTTATCGAACAGCTTCTTGCCGTCCGCCGCCGTGGTGGAAAAGGATTTCCCCTGGAAATTCACTTCCGTCTTTCCCGCCATGGCGCCGCCCAGCAGCGCTGCGCCGAACTTTTCCCTGGTACGGTGATACGAGGTGATAAACGCCGAGGGCTGCTTCTTCAGGTCGGTGACCTTCGCGTCCTCCACGATCTCCCGAGACAGGGAAAAGCTGTTTTTCCAGGTCATGTTCTCCAGGAACTTGTCGTATCCCTCCTGCATGCCGTCCACGGGATATTCCCCGTTTTCGCCTACAGGCTGGAAGCCCTCCATGGCCGTCATGGTGGTGAGCTTCTCTCCGAAATGCTTGGAAACCTCCATGCTGAACAGCTTTTTCAGCATGCTCTCCTGCTCAAAGGCCTCGCCCCGCTTCTCCAGAAAAAGCCGGATCGGCGCCTGAGATTTTCCGAAAATAGAATCCTGAAGGCCAGCGCCCTCAGTGAATGTAATATTTGCCATTAAAATTCCTCCCAAATTTTATATCGTTGCCTTTCATGGTCGGGCAGCGGAAAAGAACAGCTGTACTCCTTTCTCTGCTTCCTCCGCGTTTTCATTACTGGGCGGTCGAAGCAGCCGCTTCTGTCTTCCCCAGACGGAAGCGAGTTCTTTCGCTGTCGGTATACACGATTTCCGCCGGGCCGCCCGCCGCGGCGCTCAGCCCGCAGCCATCGATTTTCAGCTGTACCTTGTCTCCCACAGCCGCGGTAAAGCCTGCGGGGGTCTCCGTCTCAAAAATGATATCCGCCGCCGCCCGGATCACCGGGATCAGCTCGCCCGCCGTACAGGCTTTGCTTCTTTCCGTCATGCTCAGGTAAAGAGGCGTGTCGGCCCCCGCCGCCACCGCCAGCTTACCGGCTGTCAGCTTCAGTGCCATTCCCGTTTTCGGCGTGATGGCCCCGCTGGGCAGATATTCCAGCCCGGGCACCCTGCCGCTGTCTGTTTGATAGATCAAAATTGCCATGCTTTTTCTCCTTTTCATCGTGATTTTCTGACTTCTTTAACGTTTCACATAGTCGTTATAGTGGGCCTGGATCTCCGCACCGGTCACATTGGGCAGCAGCATGCGGTATTCCTCCGCGATATCCGCCGGTACCCGCATGGCGCCGCTGCCCCGGGATTCGCTCTGCCGCATATGATCCTTTCCGCTGATTTGATTTAAGGCCGCCTGCCGGGTAGCGTCTGCCGCCCGGCGGGAAAGGGCGTCAAAATTGACCAGTTTATAGGCCTCCGGCAGGGACAAGCCCTTTTCCACCAGACGGCAGATCTGCGGATATTCCGGCCGCCGGGACAGATCCTCCAGCCCCTTCACCGTGGGGTCCAGCGTTTTTACCGTGTTCAGATCCATCTCCAGCCTGGCCTTGACCCCCTCCGCCACCGCTCTCTGGGTATCACTTTGGGAGAACCTTCCCTTCGGAGACTCCTCCGAAAAGCTCTGATACGGCTGGCCCCTCTGTCCCTGATAACCGGCAGGCACATTTTGACCGCCGGCATCTCCGCCGGGATAAGGGGTCTGCAGCCCGGCGGAAGCGATCCTTTCCTTCAGCTCTTTTTCCATTTTTCGCCGGGCTTCCTGCTGAGCCCTTCGCCGGATCGCCGCATATCGGGCGTTTTCTTCCGGGCTCTGCCCGTCGTTTTCCTTCTTTTTCTCCGTGGCCTGCTCCTTTGCGGGTGCGGCGAGCTCCCGTTCTTTTTCGCCTTCCGCGCCTTCCCGGGGTTCGGGCGCCGCGACCTCCCCGTTTTCGCCTGCCGCTCCGGTGCTTTCCGGTGCTTCTACCCCAAGCGCTTCATAATAATCAAGCTCCATAACTCATTTTCCTCCTGATGCTTGCAATGCGAAGACATTGCAAGTGTTTTTGCTTGCAATGCGAAGACATTGCAAGTGTTTTTGCTTGCAATGCGAAGACATTGCAAGCATTTTGATTTTTTCGCTTTTCCAAGATTCATAAGGAATCTGCGCGCGGCTCTTTTGCAGGGCCGCCTGTGCCTCAAAAGCCTGTCCGCTTACTTTCCGCCCTTTGCCTTTTCCACGCTGTCACGCAGATCTTCCCCGCGCTTTACCGTGCCGCGGGACTTTTTGCTCTGCGCAAAGGGCGCCTGTACATACTGGGAACCGGTGTTCTTCACCTTTCCCGCATATCCCTTCTCTGCCATTTCTTTTCCTCCTTTCCTCTGTGATTTTTCTCGCACAATGATTGCAACGCGAAGCCAGCTTTGCCGGAAAAGCAAATCTTGCAATCATTTTTGATGGAATCTTCCTATGCTTTGGGCGGGCCCCAGCGCCGCCGCAGCAGCGCCCTTTCCTCCGGGCTCGCCCGATCGTAATCCTCCCACATATCCCGCGTCCACTCTGTCCGCTTTTGCTTCGAGCCGCCGCTTTGCTGCTCCCTGCTGTAATAGGCAATGGCCAGCGCCATCACGCAGTCGTCGTGGGCCCCGCTCTGTGCCTCAGGCCTTCCCTTTTCGTTTCTCACAAAGGTGAGCATTTCGCCCAGCGTCTCTTTGTCGTTTACCCATTCCGGGTGTTCCCGCACGATCTCCACCAGCCCCGCCAGGATCACCGGCCTTGTGATCGAGGTGGTCTTAAAGCCGTAGCTCTGCCGAATCCTGTGGGTAAAGCTGTCCTCCGTCTGCCGGACAAACATGTTCTTGTACCGCAGGCGCTCCAGAGCCCTGATGGGGTAGCTGGAAAAATTCGCCTCGATGGAAAGCAGCGCCGTATGGTACCATTTTCCCAAGCAGTACATCTGCTTGGCGTAAAGATCCTCGTCCATTTTTCCCCGCAGGGTGCAGACCTGCTCTCCCGTCACGCAATCGATCACCTGGCCCACAAAGAAATCGGAGCCTTCCCCCGCCGTGTCTCCGCCGACCACGTAGATCCCTCCCTGCTCCGGCTCCCGGTATACGGAAATTGCCCCCGTATCGGAATCCGCAAAACGAATGGAGCTGTCGTCGATCAGCACCTCATCGGCCTCCTGGCTGTACCGGATCTCAAATAGAAACTCGCCCTGCCGCAGGGGCTTCCCCACATCGGCCAGCCGCTGCGCCACCTTTTGGGCGTGGAACACCGTTTTTCCCAGTACGCCCCACTCTCCCAGGCAGTAGACCGCGTAAAAATAAGGGTCCGTTTCCCGGTACCCTTCCAGCGTCAGCTTGTAATCCTCGTCAATAAATCTGTTGTCCCGATAGGTGGTTTTCAGTACCGCTGCCCGGGGCTCCTCCCGGTCGAAAAATCTCTTTTTCAGCCAGTGCAATGAGGAGATGGGGTTAAAGGTCAGGGTGATCTGCTTTTTTGTGCCGCCGCCCCGCAGCCGCACGTCCAGCTGGTCAAAGGCGGATTCCTCGATCTCCGAGGCCTCTTCCACCCAGATATCCGTCAGCTCACCCTTGGGAAAGGTAGTGGACTTCAGCTTTTCCACGTTATCCAGCCCCTTGAAGATGACGCTGTTTCCGTTTTTGCACTGGATCCGCAGGGCGGAATCCTGGCAATGGAACAGGCCTTCCAGCCCCCAAAGGGAAATGACCTGTCGAAACAGCGCATAGGTGCTGTCCCGGTGGGTCGCCCACACCGCTCTCACCACCAGCAAATTGCACATGGGCTGTTTCAGCAGCCGCCAAAGATACCGCTGTACCGCAAAAACTGATTTTCCGGACCCCGCCCCGCCGTACAATACCAGATACCGGTGGCGGTCGTCCTCCAGCAGCGGCAGAAAGCAGGGGTTAAATACCTCCTTGGAAATACTTACCTCCATGGCGCCTTTCCGGCAGGACCTTCCGAAGCGGCATGTGATCTGGCTGTCAGCCTCCGGGCTCTGTCAGCGTTACCCGGATCTCCTCCTGGACGGGACTTCCCTTCTCCTTTTCTCCATAGCCAAAGCAGCTTTGCAGCACAAGCCTGGCCCCGGCGGAGGTTTCCTTGTCGTATACCGCCTGCAAATTCGCCTCTTCGATCCTGCTTTTGGCCTGCGTCACAAGGGAAAGAAAGCCCTCCTCCTCTTCGCCGCCTCCTTCCAGATAACCGGAAAGGGCCTGCCTGCCGGAAAACCCCAGCGCGAGGGAAAGCCCCACTAAGGAAGGAAAATCATCCTTTTCCCCGCAGCTTCTGAAATAGCCGTCTATCGCTTCCCGCAGCGCCCGTTGAGAGCGCCATCTCCTTTTCTCTGTCGGTCCTGCCATGCCTTCACCCCCTTTTCAAACGCTTTTCTCCGCCGTTTGACAAAGCAAAGCTTTTTGCTGTCCCGGCAAAAGCGTGTTTTCAGAGACGGCCAGCCGCCCGTTTCCCCGGCGGCCTACTGTCTCTATTCTCAGTATAAAAAAACATTTCGGACAATTGGGACAAAACGGACAACTATCTGCTCCAGAGCTGTCCATGCAAAAAAAGCCCGCTGCAGAAGAAAAAACTGCGGCGGGCCCTGCTAGATTTTAGATTCTAGATACTAGATACTAGACGGTGGCGGCGCAAATAACCGAGCGTTGCCCGGTTATCCGGCAGCAATAGAAAAAAAGGTAGAGCAATAAATTATAGTTTATCACACAGTTCCCAACTGTCATTCTGAGGAACGAAGTGACGAAGAATCTCGTCCTTAATTCCGGAAAAAGGGCAAAGGGCAGATTCTTCACCGAGAAAGCAAGGTTTCCTTGCTTTTTGTTCAGTAATGACAAAAGGAAAGAAAGCGGCTTGCTGCTAAATTCCAGTTTACCGCTCTGGTAATGGTCGGGTCAGAAACCGGTTTCCCGTACTAAACAGCTTCACGGGTGCCCAAATTCCAATTAAACCAGCTTTGCCCTTGGCCCTTCATCGCTCTCATTCCAAACTGCTCATTTTCTATTGCCTTGGTTTCACACCGCGGCTGTATTTTGCAGCAGCCCCAAACTATCCTCGTTCCATGGGGCTTGGCCGTTCCTCATACCCTTTTCCTGACCACCGGCACATACGCGTAACCGGTATCATGCAGGGAGGTGTCAAACACCTCCAGCTCCTGGGCCCCGTTTTCGGCCATTTCAAAGCCGTGGGCCGGCATAAAGTACTCTCTGAAATAGGCAAAAAGCTCCCAGGTTTCACAGCGCTCCTTGGAAAGCAGCTGCGCGGCGGGCCGATCCGTATAGGCTCTTAAAAACAGGGAAGCCGGCATTTGATAAACGTCCACTCCCCCCGGCTGCTGCACCGACGTGACCTCCCGCATGAACCCAAACCCGCGAGTTTTTTTCGCCAGCCAGAAATTGACGCTTAGCTGAATATCCCGCACCGGAAGCACACTGCCCGCAAGCCGCCCGTATACGGCCTGCTTCTCTTCCTCCGAAAACGCCTCGATGGCGGAATCAAATTCCTGGATCGATCCAAAATCCTTTGCGTACAGCAGCTTCCCTGCTAAAATCGTCTCCGGCTTTTCCACCAGCTCAAAAACGGCCCCGCCTGCCTGAAAGGTTTCCAGCACCTTCTCCGGCTGCTCCCGCTCCACATCCAGCAGGCAGTCCACCGAAACCCCCAGAACCTTTCCCAGCAGCTTCAAATGGTACACGTCCGGCAGGCACGCCCCGCTTTCCCATTTGGAGATCGCCTGCTCCGAAACCCCCATCTGCAGCGCCGCCTCTCTTTGAGACAGCCCCTTTACCCGCCGAAGCTCCTTGATCCTTACCCCAAAATCAGCCTGACAAAACATTTTTTATTCCTCCGTTCCTGTTTTCCTGCATTGTAGCATACGAAATCTCCCCCTACAACGCTATCCTTTTCCGGGGAAAAATCAAAAATGCACAACCACAGGTTGATAGGTAAAGCATTCCAAATGCAACTGTACGGCCAAAACAATAAAAAAAAACCAGCAGGGCGAATGCCTGTGGTTCCAATGTAGAATATGTATTTTTATTGGGTTCTTCGCTATTCTCTATACTTTGTAATCCATACAATATGGTATTTTATGTCGTATGTGAAATGTGACGATTTTTGGTAATTTTCCATCTTTTTCACCTCAAGTTTAGTATCTTCTTTTCCTCTACTAAACTTAAAGCTTCTTCGATTGACCTAAAGGGTTCGCCTTAAGGCGAGGGTTTTTACCCCATGATACAGACAATAAGTACATATACATACTGTAAGTTCCCGCGGGATATTGGAAAATATTCCAGGAAAGGAAAGCAGGAAAAGGTGTGGGCGTATATCAGCGCTTTTCCGCCATCTACCGCGCAGAAGGGCGCGCTGCGCCTGAGTATGTATAAAGAAAGCTCTTTGAAAAAAGCACCGTGGCATTGATAGAAGAAACCGGGGAGAATTGATCTCCCCGGTTTCTTCATTTTTTAATGACCATACCCAGCAATACTCGTCCCGGAATAACAAAGACAATGTTCGGATAGGTCTGATATGGCTGGGCTGGCGGGATTCGAACCCACTTAAAAAATCTCAAATTTTGCTTGAAACCTGGATTTGTTTAATATCGTGTTGCATTTCGTGTTGCACTTTGCAGAACAATCAAATTTTGATAATACATAACAAGAATCGTTATTATTTCACAAATCAAAGTAAAACGTTAAAATATAAAGTAAAATCTACCATAAAGGAGATATGGCTATGATTAGGATTTTACTTTCCACCAGACTTGGCGAGCGAAGGTGGACACAGGCGGATTTGGCACGTAAAACTGGTATTCGCCCCAGCACAATCAATGACTGGTATAATGAGATGACAGATCGGATCAACCTTGAACACTTACATAAAATTTGTAAGGCGCTGGATTGCGAGATCTCGGATATACTGGTCATAGACGATGCAGGGCGAGAAGCTGATTGCTCGAAGCATAAGCCCTTACCGGTATGTGTTCGATCCAAATAAGCTATACTCCAACCAGCTCAGGCACTTATTTGTCTGGGCTGGTTTCTTTTTGCTCCGTGTCAATAATAATCTCCTGCCCGTTTGGAAGGATGAAAGCCAATTTGCAACCGCAGAATCTTGCTACTTCCACCAAATCACTTGCAGACCACCTATCATGGGAAAATTTGTTGCTCAAACTCTGCTTGCTTCCCATATCAAGGATTGGAGCAAGGTCAGACTGCTTTTTTCCAGCCAGAGATAAAAGCGCTTTTACAGTCGCCGATATCTTCATAATATCACCTCTAATACATAATAAACGATTTCAGTTTACATGTCAAGGAAAAAAATTTGAAAAAACATAAAAAATATTTACTTTTCCTATTGACAAGTAAACAAAAAAGGTGTATTATATAGACATAGAAAGGAGGAAAGAGCGGTGAAGAAAAGCAAAGGAGAAATGCCAATGACCAACGAACAGTTCAGAATGTGGATTGAAACGATCAAACTTCTGAACATGAAATCCAAAAGTAAAGAAGAACTGAACGAAATGCTCGACCAGATCAAAGAAGCTGGGAACATAAAAAAAGAAGCCCAGTAAACCTCTCACAGTAAACTGGGGTCCGAGGGGAAATCACCGCCGCCCCTCGGGACACCCCCATTATAAACGGCGGATCAAAAAAAGTCAAGAAGGAGAAAACATCATGAGAAGAAGAAAAAGAACAACCATATGGGCCTACCTCGATGGGAAAAAGCTGGTGGATGTTGTAAAAGCAGCGCTCGACAATAATATGATGGTGGACGATATGAAAGCCCTACTTATCCGGAAAAACCCCGGCCACGAGGTTACTTTCAAAGTTCAGTAAGCCGCCGAAACGCCCTGAAGTGGCAGAAAGGAATATCATCATGGAGTTATATAGAGATTTTTACGGCTGCGTTGCCTGTGTCAGACGATATAACAATGGTTCTGCAAGATTGACCGTTCGCTCTGCTACTGGTAATCTGATCCACGCTAAAGACTATGCCTCCTATAGGGGCGCTAAAATAGCTATGGGTCACCTTTCGGACGGGTGGGTCAGAAAATGAGTCGAAACGCCCTGCGGGGCGTCCGCCGGAGATCGCCTCCCAGCGCTGAAAGAACAAAAAACCAACCTGACAATCACAGTGCGGCAGGTTGGTTTTTTTAGATTTTTTGAGAGCAAAGGTTTCATTTCCCATGACACAGGCTGAATATTGCTAAAAGGATGGAAATTGCCCAGCCCATAACACTTAAAAATTTCCCTAAAATGTGTTTATGCACTACACGCAAAATCCCATCATAATGATCTTCTATGTACGTTACTGTTTCTGCATAACAGTTATATGCCATACTGTATTCTTCATAAACTTTCCCTAATTTCTCTTCATTCAAATCATCTCGATTTTTCCCAGTGCCTTCATTTCTTTTTGCGTTTTGAAACGCACTCTCGGCTTTCTTTTTATAGTTGCGCAAATTGACTAAAAAATTCCCATCATCAACCTCCGAGAGGTCGTAAAACCGAAATTTCTTGTAAAAACCCTTTATAACATCCTGGTTATAAATACACATTAATTTGTAGCAATCCAGTAAGATTCTTCTAAGATGTTTGTGCGCATCTGCAACATTTGCAACTCTTAGTGGAAAAGAAATCTTAGTATTAATTGCCGCCTCAGAAATATGTCCCATGAAATTTCTAATTTCGTTTAACAGACCATCTGGCGTCGCACCAAAGCTAATTTCTACTCCGTCTACCCACGGCTTGACTTCTTCACTGTAAAAAATATATTCTTTTTGAATAAGCTCGTGAATTTCTTTCTCACTAGAAACTCCATTTATCTGATTAGTTCCTACTTGTTCTTCCATCACTTCACACGCTTTCCTTTAATGTTAATCTTACGAGAAAGCATGAGATATGGACTCCCTGCTGTATACACTTTTACACTGGGCTTTGGATGCAATTTTTTTCTCTGATAAAATCGAATCCGTAAAGATCTTCTCCCTTGTTCATTGATTTGAACAAGCTCATTATAAGAAGCACCTATAGCTTTTGCAAGATGCTCCTTGGCAGTATCTATACTCATTTTTTCCATAACAAACCATCGTCTTTCAATTTTTTCGAGTCAGCTTTTATAGTATATTACAAATGGCAAGAGTTTGTCAACAAATATCTTCCCCAAGACAAAAGCCCCCAGCCTACCAATAACTGGTAAGTTGGGGGCCTTTTAACGTGCATATTTTCTAAAAAGGTGCTGGTTACTCCTTTTTCAGCTCGTTATGCAGGTTCATGGCAACCTGGGCCACTTCCTGCCGGGTAACGGTGTCCTGGGGACGGAACTTGCCATCTTTATCCCCGCTCATCAGGCTGTTTGCCTTGCAATATTCCACCGCAGGCTCTGCCCACTTGCTGGCTGCCTTTGCCGCCTGCTCCTTTTCATACCTCTGCTGAAACTCTTTCCACTGCTCGTAGGTCACTGCTTCGTCCTCCTCCATTTCCTTTTTTACCATGTTCAAAAAACGCTGCCAGCCAAGGTCAAGGGTCCTGTGGGGACAGTATTTCCTGTCATAGTCCTGATGCTTCGTCACCTTCTCAATTCCCCAACCGTACTGCTTTAAGAGGCTGGCGATCAGCTCCGCGGTGTTCTGCTCCGCTTTTGTGAACCGTTCCCCGCCGGACTTCGACCAGCAGATTTCAATATGGATGCCCTCCATGTTGCCCTTACCGTGTCCGTCTCCGCTGGCCCAAGCATTTCTGTCCAGCGGCAGACCCTGCACCGCTTCCTTTTCATCTACGGCATAGTGATAACTTACCTCGTTGTCATTGTTCACCATGTAGGTGACCTCATTGACCGCCGGGGCATCATTGGCTGTGTTATGTACCACGATCCGGCTGGGGGTCCGGGTGTATGGACACTTTAGATAATATTTGCTCTCCGGGCAGAGCTGCTTTCTGATTTTTACCATGCGCTATCCCTCCACTTCCGGCAATCCTGCCACGCTGGTAAGCAGGGAGAGGATCCCCGCCAGTACAGCCGCACTTGCCACAGCCAGCCAGTTCACATCTCCCAGCGCCACAGACGTGCCGATGGTTGCCACCGCCGTCTGTGCCACGGTCTTGATTGCTCTGATTCCTGCCGCCTTCCACCATTTCTTGCTCATGCGTATTTCCTCCTTACAGTCCTATTTGCTTTGCGACAAAGCCCAGGATAACGCCGATCACTGCTGTGATCACATACCCCACAACCTTGCGCCATTTCTCGCCGTCCCGGTTTTCCAGTGTTTCCAGGCGCTTTCCCTGCTGCTTCTGCTCATTGCACATGATTTCGATACTCTGTGCGAGCTTGCTCACAGACAGGGTCAGGTTTCCTATCTGTTTTGTGTTCTCTTCCAAGAGCTCAATCCGCTTGTCCTGCCGCTTGTGTGCGTCCTCCATGCGGCGGCGAAACTCATCGTGTTCGGCTTTTGTAAGCACACCAGTTTCCATTTTGCACCTCCAACTTTTTTATTCTGCCAGCTCTCCGCAGTCCAGAGAGATCAGGATATCCTTAACCTCAGCCTGAAGCTTTGCGGGCACCTGTGCAAAGGTCTTTTTGCCCTTAACGATCAGCGTTGCATATACCACTGCCATTTCTGCCACCTCCCTTTTCAGTAAAATTTGCAAAAGAAAGAGCCGCAGGCTATTCACTGCCTACCGCTCCGGCTCTTTCAAGTTCTGCCTGCACCGCTTCCCGGAGGGAAACTGGTACTTCGTCCAGTGTTTTCTTTCCCTTGCGGATCAGCTCCGCGTACACTCTGGCAATCATATTTGATTCCTCCTTTTCTTGACGGAATGTTTTGCGGTTTTGCTCCGCAAAATCCCGGTTTTTCAAACCGGGAAGCAAAACTTCC